TTAGTGTAACTTTGTCGATGGAACTCTCTCTTCCTATCTAATTGGCTTATGGTGTGTCTGCTTGGTGTCATAATTGTGTTTCAATAAATTGGTGGAATTGTGGATAGTCAGTTAGTCGGTTTTCAAAGTTTGCCTTTTGAACATCGTTTAATTTATACATTTGGTTTGCCTCACCTACATTGTCTAAGATTACTACATCAAGATTAACCGCCTCTACTTTTACTTTGTTATCTTCTTTGTATGCTGAAACAAATCCTGATACCTTGTAGGTCATGTGACCTAATGCACAATGTAGGTCTTTTAATTCTATTACTTTTGTCATATTGTTGTTTTTTAAAATCTGTTATCGAAAGTATATTTAGTTTGAACACTTGTTTTATAACCCTCATTATCTAATGAGAAAGTCAATACACAAATGCTATTCATTTCTTTAGTTACAAATAATTCACTTGATAAATAATTCATCATATCTTTTTTGCTACTAAATTCTTTTTCAATTTCAGTTTCAAATGTTGTTAAGATGTAAGTTGAATAGTTCATAATGTATTTTTTTCTTAATTGTTGATACAAAGATAGGGTTACATTCCATATAAACAAGATATTTTTTAAATTATTTTTAAAATAGTGTACAACACTAATAAATACAAGAATATTTACTTATAAATATTTAATCTTTTTTGATATTTTAACCTCAATTCAACCCTTTTTTCAGTCGTTCTTGGCAAGATTTCTTCTTGATTTTTCATTTTCAATTCTAAAATTACACTTTTTGCGTTCTGAATTGCCTCTTTTATTTCCTCTTTTGTTATCTTTAATGTTGGATATTTCCGCTTTTGTTCTAAATATAAGTCGTATAAGTTGAGTTTTTCCAACATTTCACGATACTCTAATAGGTTTCCACTTAGATGTTGATTGTCATGGACTGACTGAGAATACATATTGAATAAATTAAATTGAAGTGCAGGATTACTTCCTCTTGATGCCATATGCCCACATTCGTCTGTATCTTTATATGGTCGATTTGAACTTATGCAATTACAACCTTTATCGATTAACCTAACTATCAAGTTTACTTGAGCCTGTAATATCTTTTTCCAATAGGATAGGTTCTCTAACTCCTTTAATTTAGCTTTGTTTTCTTTTCGCTTTTGGTTTGCCTCTGTCATCTTATGTTTGGGTAGGTGTATCTTTGAGTATTCTATTGAGCAGATTGGCGAACACACAACCTGCAATGGTTTTACAGGTGTGTATTGCGCTTTACATATCTTACATAGTTTTAGTTTCATTATTCTTCTGTATAACTATCTTGTAACTGACTAATCAAATCCTCATTAGCTAATTCTGCAATCTCCTCAAATAGTAAACTATCAGCTAAAAATGGTATTTGCATTTCTATCTTAGTTACTTTGTTTGATTGCTTGTAAACTTCTAAGGTTGTTATTACTTTGACGATTTCTGCCATTGGTTGCCCATCGTCATCTTTGCCCCTTGTGTAGTAGATTTCGCAATCCATTTCAATGCAATCGATAAATTTTTCGGTTGAGTATATTGTTTCTTTCATGTGTGCAAATATATTATTTATTTTTTAAATTCCTATTTATTTTTTAACGTAAAATTCTGACTCATGTCTAATCACTTCTCTTTCGTTCATAACCCAATTAACTTCCTTTAATTTTAAGTACCTTTGGCGGCCTACTAACTGACTATAAAAGAATTCATCACTATCCATTAATGATGCACTCCCTTGCATCTGAAAAGCAACATCTATTAAATAGTGGTTAGTTTCAACTGCTTGTAAGATTTCCTCACATACTGAGTCGTCTCTTTCTATCTCATGAATAAAAAATCTATCCTCTAAAGGAAATGGATACTCAGTCCAATTATCTTCGCCCCATTGCTCAGGCTTAGTTAGATAGTTGATTAGATACCCTTTATTTACGTTTAGAGCCATCATCTGAGTGTGGACTTGTAGATAGTACTTCTTTGCTAACTTATCGTTCTGTTCAACAAAGTTAAAGATATTAAATTGACACTTAGCATCTCCTACCCAATCACTACTTAAAGCATCGGGAGTCGCCCCTAATTTGTCATTGACTTTATAAAAGGTCTGACCGCCCACTTCGTTTAAGTTTGCTTTGCCTCCATGCTTAGAAATTAAGATGTCTATTGCTGACCTTTCATTTACTATGCCATGTTCCATTGCCTTAGTGCTAACTTCTTTTTTTAACCCATGTAAATCTAAAGCAATATCAAAGATATAGTTTAGTTTTGTTTTTCCTGTGCCACCTGCAAGCAAGTCGCCAATTCGACTTGCCGTGAACATTCCTTTTCTATCCATTGATTTGTATTCTTTTTTTAGTAAATAATGATTTTGCTTTGCTTTTCTCTGATGGTTCTAATACATCGTATAACATTTGCAACTCGTCTAAGGTAGTACAACTATCAACTTTAATTTGAATAGCTGATAAGTCAACCTCAGTTTCTACCATTGGCAAGTCCTCCCCTGCATAGATGTAACTACCTAATCCAAACATAGCTAAATTCTTAGTCAAGCATCTCATTATTGCGGTGTTAATGTCAAACATTGTAGCACGTTCTACCCACTTTTCGCCATACTTAGTTTTATAACTATATGTTTCATGTGATTGTGCTTTGTTTGCACCATCCATTACAGGCAACTGCATCGGGATAGTTTCGCCCTCTATCGTTACTTCGGTCTGTACTAAGTACCCTAAGTGTTCATCAAATAGGTAAGGTCTGCCATCAAAGTTTACTACTCTGTAATTGGCACTTGGATAAACCTTTTTAACTTCTGACCACGCCCATATCCAACTAAGGTAAGTTAGTCCGTTCTTTTTTTCTACTTTACCATTGCAGTCAATAGACGCTAAGGTATTAAATACTGACTTACTCACTGATAACCTCCTCTCTGTGTATTAATTCAACTTTAGTATTCTTCTTAATCTCTTCAAGTTTGTGCTGAGCTAACTCAATACTAAATGCCATTGTTAAATAGTTGCTATTTTTGTAAATGTAGTAACCCCATTCTCCCATATTTCTTGAATACTCTCTGCGAATTTCGTACACATCTACTTTTTGCTTAGGTGTTAAGGTTTCTTTAAGTTCAGTTAGTAACTCGATTAAGAAGTCGGGTGTGTAGTTTACCTCAATTTCTTGATTGTTGAGGTCTTGATTAGCTTTTGCTAACGCTTTGTCGATTAGTTGAATTTTTTGTTGAATATTTTTTAAATTATTTTTACCTATGACAAAAAGCACCACATGATTTGCCTTGTTTGTTATAGTTTTGATATATCTCTTTTAGTTCTTCTTGAAACATCTCAGCATCACACTCAGTTGCTAATTGTTCTAATGTTTTACCGCTTGGCATTATTGAATAAACTTTTTTTCTATTGTCTTGGTAAGATTTTTCAAACTTTACCATTTTGTTAAATTCTTCTTTGTCTAAATAATAAAGTGCTTTATATTCTTTTTCACTTTTAAAAAAACACATTGAACAACCACCTCTTAACATATAAGCAGGAAATCTTGGATGCAACCCATGTAAATCTAAAATAGCCTCACAATCGCCTCTATTTAATCCATCTTCTTGCAATGGATATAAATACTTAACATTTGTTTTTAACCCCCAATTGCCCTCCCTTGTTTGTTCGTCTGCATTTAGTCCTATCATTAATTCACATTCTCCTTGTTCACTTAAAAATAAATCAATAGGTTCAATCTTAAATTTGCCTGTGCAATATCTCGCCATTGTACTTGGCATAAACTTATACAATAAAATGTAGTCTAATAAATTATCTATAAACTTACCTTTTACTTTTACATTAGCTTTTATTCTAATTATTTCAAAATCCCCACCATGAAGTTTTTTTAACTTATCCTCTACTAAATCTATTCTTTCATACATTTTGCTATGTTCTGCCCCAGTGTCGCACCAAATAGCTTTTGCGCCTTTGCCATAAAGAACACACATTGTTGTACTTTCTACGCCTCCCGAAAAACTAATAAATCTTTTCATATTATGGAAGTTTACTGATTAATAGTAATATAAATCTAAAATTCTCCTGTGTTAATTGCCCACTTTCAAACAAATAATTAAGGTAATTGTAGTCATAGTGAGTTGCTTTTCCGTCTTTAAATACAAAGATTAGGTTGTTTTGTTGCTGAATTTGGCAATCGGGTAGTTCTTTTTGTAGCAGTTGTATTATATCCATGATTCTGTTATTTGGTCTAAGGTGTGATAGTATCTACCGGAGGGTACATCGTAATTCATTGTGGTTTCTCCGGTCTGACCCCAATGTGAAAACTTAACTTTTGTTACTATGATGTGAGTTAATTCAGTTTCAAAGTCCCTGTATATCGTTATTCCGTTATCTGTCTTATTATTAAAGTGTGATGAACCTGAGCAGTCATACAATCCCGGGACTTGGTACTTGTTACTATCTTTTTGTTTTGACATCTTAGCCGGATGAACAACTAAAAAAGCATGGATATTTTCAGCCTCACAAAATACGCCTATCTTATCCAATGTTTCGCCTACAAAATCAGTTTCACTTTTGCCTCCCCTTTTTTGTTCTAACTTATTCCAAGCATCAATAACAAAGTAGTCAATACCATGTTTATCTTTTAACTGCTTAATCCGGTCTAACATCGTATCTATTGTAAATTCCTTTTCCGGCTTAACAAACCAAATGTTTTCATTTAATACTGAACAAGCAGTTGCAATTTCATCCGGTGTTACTTTACCATAACCCTCCCATGGCTTACCGGTCATCTTTCTTATCATTTTACTAACGTGCAATTCAGTCGGTTTATTCTCCGGACTATAAAAGCAACCCCTCCACCCTCCATGTTTTAACAACTTAAGGCAAATAAAATCTAAAAAGTCTGACTTACCATGTCCCGGGATGCCGGTTATCGTAGTAATGTAACCTTTAACAAACTGCAATTTAAAGTCATGTATTCCGGTTGATATTCCTTTTGGCAATCCGTATTCATACATATTATCTAAGTCCCTGTATATGTCCTGAATTGTAAACACTCCCTCCAATGGAAACTCTTTTATATTTTCGGCTGCCTTTCTAAAAGTGTTAATATCGTTTGCCTTATAAAAGTCGTTTGCATCTTTGCACCCATCAAATTCTAAGTAAGCACATTTGTGAAGTCCTAACCGGTTAGATAAATCTTTTCTAAGTTGCAATCCGGCTGAGTCATTATCAACTGCTATTACAAACTTTTTAACGTGGCTTATCTTATCCCATGAATTACTTATGTAGTCCATTTTGTTTGAGTTAAGATTTGCACCATTTGGCACACTAACAACATTTAAAATTCCACATTCTAAAAAAGTAAGACAATCTATTTCGCCCTCCACAATAAATAACACATTTGTATTTTCATGTACGTTGTCTAAGTTGTAAAGTATTAACTCCCCATCTTTAAACAATTTGAACTCTTTGTCTTTGCCCCTGTACTTTACGTTTACAAGTTGACTATCTCTAAAATAATTAAACTGAATTGTATTAATTTCTTTTGCTGACTTCGGCATCCACTCCAACCCCTCAGTAATTTTATATTTTAGCAAAGTAGGTTGTGATATTTTTCTACTCTCAAAGTATCTTACAACATCATTGCTTAATTGTGTTTTATTTGCCCACTGAGGTACTTTGTATTCTGTCTTGACTATCTTACCTAAAGCACCCTTGTATGAGCAGTGATGACAAAACCATGTTTGTTTATCTAAATTTACACTTAGACACTTATCCGTTTTCTTTTTTCGTTCGTGTGAGCAACTTGGACAGGTTGTTTGAACTTCGCCGGTTGTTTTGTTGTACGGCACTTGAATGTTATAATCTTCGTATTTCATAATTATCTTGGTATTCCCATTTTGGTAAAAAAGTTTTCCTCCGGCTTAGGTTTATATTTTTCTAACCATTCAGCATCTATTCCTCCCCAACTTTTTTCAACTGCAATTTTAATACATTCATTTGGAGTTAATCCACTTTTTTCTATTTCTTTTTTAATTAAGTTAAAAGCAGTTTCTGTATTAGTTAGTTTTTTATTCTTTCTAACCTTTAACCATTCAGATACTATTTTAGGTTCTATTCCTAATTTAACTAAAGCAGACTTAAAAACAAATGTATATTCATCTTTATTTTCTTTACTTTCATTTCCTTTACTTTCCTTTATAGCATTGCCATCGCTTTGCGTTCGTAATGCGTTCGCATTGTTTTTAACTTTATTCCATCTATCAAATGCTGATTGTCTTGCCTTTACGCTTTTTTCGTTTCTTTCATTTAATCGTCTTTCAACTGAGGCACTACCAAAATAATCCCCATCAAAGACAAATAAATCAAAGTCATTAATAATACTTTTTGCCTGTTCAGTTGTAATTCGCAATTCAAATGCAATACCATCGTAATCCGTTCGCAATGCGTTCGCATTATTATACAAGTCCTCAATGATTGCCCAATAGCAACCATAACCTAACATAGAATGTTTACGGATTAATTGTTTGATTTTTTCATCAAACCTCGCATTATAATCATGCGAAAAATAGAATGTATCTTTTGTCATATCGTGTGTAGTTAAAAATAAGAGGGTGGTGCACACGACTACACCATAGTTTAGAACTATTTTTAACCCTCTCAATAAATTTGTTAAATATCTTAATCATCTGTCGTGTGTGATTACGTTTTCAAAGTTAATTAAACTTTTTACATTTCCAAACTTTTTTTTATTTATTTTAAACTAAAATCCCCTTACACGTCTGCAAGGGGTTAGATTAGGGTTCGCCATAACTTATACTTTCGCTTTCGTTGACGTGAAATGACCAACAAGCACTAAGGCATTGCAGGTTCTGTTATTTTTTGAATGAGATATAAATACCTACTAAAATCATAATAAATGCAAACCAAATCCACTTAGTCCAATCGGGGATTTCTTTTTTAGTTATAACCTTATTAACCCTGTAAAATTCTTTTATAATAGTATCCTTAGTTATTGTTTGCCATAACTCCTTAGTTTTCCACCTGATTATAGTCTTAACTTTAACCCCTCCACTATCTACATACAAGGTATCAAATTCATTATTAGTTTTGAATTGTACGAAAGTATCGTACACCTGACCAAAAGTTGTATCGTAAAACTTAATAGTATCGTTTTTAAAGCACTTTAAAGCTATTGCCTTACTACTTATACGTTCGCACTTTTTTGATGCGTTACAAGACGAAAGTATTAATAGTAATAAAATAAATTTATAAGCAAAAAAATAGAATAATTTAGTAGGCATTTTTTTAAATAATTTAATTTGTCTAATTGTGTATTTCATGACGATAAAATTAAGGCAATAAAACTTATCAATAAAGCTACTTTTAATATGGTTCTTAAATACGGGTTCATTTCATTTTTAATTGAGCAATAACTACGTTTAAAATAGTCACTAATGCAAGGATAACACCTTTTAAAGTTGTCTTAATTGTATCGTCAAAAGGAAACATCTCTATAACTTTTGCCTCCTCAATAGCAACTATCGTTAGGAAAAGTGTATTCAAAGCAAATATTACCTTTGTTTTTTTGTTAATGGTCATTTGATTGATATAAATATTTCCTCAGTTTTTTCTACCTTTTTTAACTTGGCCATTAATCGAGAATAGGCTATTTTAGATTGACCTACAAAGTCTTTTGAAGTTGTCATGCCTACAATTAAACAACCCTCAGTATGTGCAGC